TGGGCCTACAGGAAACGAAAAGAAACTATCTCCATCCGCGTTTGCGATCATGTGCGCCGGTATGCAGTCAGGAACCGCTGTTGGCACTCCTTTGACTGGGAAAAGACCCAATGTGATCACAGTTGGACACAATAGCTCCATCAAACCGACTGCCGACGCAAGTGAGCTTCTAAAGTACGGTCTGACGTTCGTAACAACTGACAGACTCGGTCCGAAAATCGAACGCTCGATCACAACTTATCAAACTGATGACAACCCAATTTTCAGTGAAATGAGTTCAGTTGAGAGTGTGAATACGTCAATCCGAGACCTGCGAGCGAACTTAGAAACGATGATTGGAGATCCGGCAAAGATAACCACTAAGGGCCGAATCAGGTCTCTGACAATCGCACGACTCAATGATCAAGTTGCTGAGGATATCATCAAAGCATTTATTGATTCTTCAGTCACAGTTGAAGATCTAGGAGACACCTTCACGGTCTCCTATCAAATGGCACCAATCGAACCTGTGAACTTCATCGTAGTTACTGCGATGGTTCAGAGAATTTCAGCGTAACTAGGAGGATTTCATGCCTACTGCTATATCAGGTGCGAGAGCACGATTTATTGTAAACAATACGGAAGTTGGTTGGGCAACTGGTGTTTCTGCTAGTGAAAACATTAGCCAGCAGCCTATCGACGTCATGGGTTTCATTGATCCCGTTGAAATCGAAGCCACTGGTAGATCTGTCACTATCCAGGCATCTGCTATGCGTCTTCTCGGGGAGAGCATGGTTCAGCAGGGAGTGTGGGTTACGGGTGGAACCGCCGATGTAATCAACTTCAAAAAGATGACCGCTGAGATTTACGATCCGATCACAGACGTTACAATCTGGCGCGTCGAGGGACTTGCATGTCAAACAAGAACGTGGAGTATTGACTCTCGCGGTCTTATGACTGCTAATGTAAGCTTCTTGGCACTCAGAATGTATGACGAGAACAGCCAGTAAACCAAGAAGGAGCACGACCTAATGTCAGAAGCAGTAAAAAAGCCAATCGAACTCGACCTAACCCCGTCAGGGGCTAAGGAAAAAGCCCAGAAAGCACTCGAAGGACCAAAACCAGAAACACTCGTCCCGGTTCCACGAGAGATGAACATTGATCTTTCGTACACGGACCCCGATGGGTTCAAGCACACCGCTGTGGTAGTTAGTCGAGTGATGACGGGTAGCAGCAAAACACTCTGTGATCTAACTGCGATGAACTTGGCTGGAGGACAACCTCTTCAAAACCTTCCTCCAGGTCTTCAAATGCGATACCTAGCAATGGCGAGACTAGAGGTTCAGCTTGTTGAGTGTCCTAAGTGGCTCTCTAAATGGGCTTCGGAGGACGATGTTCTCTTGATGTCGATTTTTGATCACCTAGAGGCTCACAATTTGCGCTACTTTCGACGAAGCAGTGATTCGGGCGAAGCAACTGAGGTCAGTACCTGGCTTCGAGTCAATTCAGAGGCTATTGACATCACCGATTAAACCAAGTGAAACCGATCCTCTTGGATTTGATTACCTTTGCTTTTCTGACATAGAGGAAGCGATTCTCTTGAGACTGAACGACGAACAGTTTAATCAAATCTCGATAGAAATCACCGATGATGGCATTATCACTGGTGACGAATGGTTTGACGAGCGTGAACGGGAGCTTCAACTAGATGGCTGACAAGTACACCACCACAATTGAAATCAAAGCCGATGACCGCGATGCCAAACAGGCGATCCGTAGCCTTGAGCAAGACCTAGATCGCCTCCAAAGAAAAGCCTCAAGTCTCTCCCTTGGCGGAGGCGGCGGAGGCGGCGGAGGCGGAGGCGGAGGCGGTGGCGGCGGTACTGGTGGCGGTGGCGGAGGTACTGGTGGAGGCGGTGGTGGTACTGGTGGTGGAGGTAGTGGAGGAGGAGGCGGTAGACCCGCACCAACATCCCCGGCTGGTGATAGTGACGCCTTCAGGAAGGCCGGAGCGGCCACCATCCTCCCTATTGCTGGTCTCGCTGTTGCCGGTTTTGCTCAAAGAGTTCAAGACGCAAAACAGTCTCAACAAATATACAACCAACTTGGTCGCGCAAGAGCAGCTACTTCTGGTGGAAATATCCCTACAACGGCTGCTGCCCTTGCTGCTGATCAGGACGTAGGTGGCCCCGCACTTAACGCCAGAGGGAGGCCAATTGCGGGAACAAACACCTTCAAAAGCATCAGGGAGGGTGCTAATTGGGGCATTGGAAGAGATGAGGCCCTTGGCGGAATAAGTCAATTCTCACAGGCAGCGGGTGTCCAAAACGCAAGCCAAGTGCTCGGTCGACGGGATATGTTCAGGCTAATGTCCCAAGGAGTCGGTGCTGGGTTTATGGGAGGAATGGTTGGCCAAAGTGCCGCAGGTCAGGGTGCTGTTGGAATGAATGTACACCAGTTTGGAACTCAGCAACGGAGTTCAGTGACTCGCCTAGCAGGAGCCGCACAAACCGCAGGAATGAGAGGCGGAAACATTCAAAGCTATTTGCAAGTGATCTCACAAGCAACATCTCAAATGGCAAACCAAGGACTTAACCTCAACCAATCGGCGATGGCAGAATTGGCTGAAAAAATTGAAGCAAGAGCACCAGGGCAAGGAACGCGTGGAGCGAAGTTTGGTGCTGGGTTAACTGGAATGATAGGGGAGACTCGCCAGGAGTTGCTTGCCCCATTCAGACAAGTCGCAAAAGCTCAGATCTTAGCAAGAGCAACCCGCGGTGCTGGATCAATGATGGGTGTTATGAGAAATCTTGAGGGAATGACAGAAAAAGGAGGCGGTTTACAGGGTCTGATTGACTCAATGAGAACATCTGGAGCGGGAAGTGCGATGAATCTTGGAATGATGACGGCCCCGGGAGTCAACATAAAGACTGCCGCAGCAGGGCTTAGTCCAGGGGGTGTGGGAACTATCAGCCATGGGGTTGGAGGTGTGGGTCAGCGGTGGGTGGGAAGATCTCGCCTAGCTGAACACAGAAGCCTCGACAGGGTGGAGGGAATCAGCGGCACGGAGCACACCACCACAACACAGTCAATTAATGACTTAAAAGACGCCCTCCATTTTGCCGGTGGAGCGGTTACCACTGCGATTAGATTGATCAGGGCAATTCCCGGCGGCGGCTGCTGGGTTGCTGACGAGCTTTATGGTGTTGGAAGTGAAGACGCTACGATGGCGAGACTTTACTGTAGCACTCACGACTCATTATTTATCAGAATCTATGTCCGTTACGGTGTGTCCTGGGCGAGATTTCTTAAGAATCATTCATGGTTGAAGCCTATTGTTCGTCCTATATGGGACAACATGGCCAAGAAAGGCCGTTTTCTGAGTCAATCACTGAGAGAAATCCTTGGCTAGAATAAATCACCAGATCTTCGTCGAACTTCACGCTGTCACAGAAGGCGCTAGCTCTGACCAAGCATACGTCCTTCACCTGACAGACCATGTGAAATCTATTAGCTGGACCAACTCTATCAATGCCCCATACGAAAGCATCCAACTGACACTAAAGACATCCAGAGGAAGTGTGAGCAAGTATCCGTTCGTCACTGGAAATTGGATAGTGGTTAGAATAGGTGGTTACGATAGACCCGCTGAAACCTTCGGTTACATTGACTCTGTATCAATGAATCAGTCTGTGAACCCTGGAAACGGCGCAGTCATGACCTCTATTAGCCTGAATTGCATAGGCTGGTTTGATCTATTCAACAACGCCTCGATTCAAGTTGGTAAGATGAATAGACTTCGAGACACGGGTGGTTTGTTTCAGATTGATGAATTCAATCAATGGGTTGAGAGAACCCTTTCAATGTCATTTATTAATAACCAAGTCGGGTATCCTCTTCTTGGTGTTTTTAAGATGCTTGGAAAAGTCAGAGCACCCAAAACCCTTACCAAATTCAGATCCATGTGGCTTGGGGACGCTATTCCGGTTATTTTCAACGACACAACAGCGAAACTTCACACTGGAACTCCAACAGGACCCCGAAAGTTCATCAACGTTGCTGGAGCATACGATGTGAGAAGGTATGCAGATCCAGTGCCAGGACCAACCCTGACTGCCATTCAAAGTTCTGTTGGTGGTGGAGGTGGTCAAACAATAATGAGTCTGCTTCAGGGTTCATTCATGGGAGACCCTGGATTAATGGAGATGTTCCCGTCACTCGAGGATTACGGTGACACGGGGTCCACACTCAGAAATGAAAGTGTTGATAATTCGATGATAATGCCAGCACTCGATAATCTACCATCGGGTGGGCTATCCAACGCTACACATGAGAAGCAAATAATAAGCATGAACCAGAGACTGGATGGAGTTGCTAGTTCAGTCATGGGAGAAGCGTTAGGAAGAAACCCAGTTTTAATGTATCGAATGAAACCGTGGAGAACCGAACCCCTGTCTCATTATGTTAGAACGAGATTAAATCGAGGCCAAACGCTATCCCCAAGAATCCACA